AGTTGCTTCTCTAGATCCTTCTTCTCCTGAGCATCGAGACGCTTCTTCTCCTGCTCAATATCGATCTCGTCAAACAGTTTCGCGATGATCTCCAACCCAGTTTCCTTGCTGATAAGTCCGCTACCTACCAAAGACGTCACCTGTGTAATGGATTCGGTAACATCCGTCGGAAGAGAGCTCATTACCTCGATCGTCGGTTCCTTGATCTGATCTTTCCAATCAGTCGTCAGTTCCTCATCAAAGGATGTCACTCCGGGTCCGTCGATCCACACAATCCTCATTTTCTGAGCGGTAGAGATTAGATCGATCAACGCCTGCTTCATGTACGAGAACTTCCGCGTAGCCATCGCTAGAGAACGGATCAGTTTGTACATCAGCGCTCGTCCAGACTCCACTCCACCAGAGTCTATTCCGAGTAACGCAGCGGCAGTCTCGGTGTTATCGAGAATCGCCTTGTAAATGCGCTCGATCTCGAGCTTCGCATCGTCTAGGTGTCCTTGCCACTCGAGGTAACCGACAGAGGTCCCGGTTGCTCCTGTAGATACGGGAAAGTATCGACCTCCACCACCGGTCATCACCAAGTTGCCGTTCGGATCTAGGAAGTCATCAGGACCGTACATCGCTGGATCGGCATGCTTATCCAACACATCGTTCATCTGAGTCTCGCGAAGGTTCAAGGCGTTCTGCAACCCCTCTATCATTCCCGCATCAGAGACCCCGTAAATATCGAACATGCGATAGTTCGGCCAATGAATCACGAGGATTGCGTCAATTCCAGTGTTCTCCTCGATCACGTATACTTGAGCGGCATCTGTAGTCTCGGTTTCGGTTTCTCCCTCTTTGACGAGGTAGCACTCCATCCACGAAGACGTGAGAGCCTTCTCTACAAGCGCAACGTTCGCTGGATTCGTTATCATCGGAACCTTCTCGGTATCTGCTCCTTTGATCTCCCAGAGTTCGTACCGGATCTTTCCCTTCAAATGGATCTTCTTCTGTACAAGAGTTCGTTTCCGAACCTCTTTGGAGAGCAGACGACGAATTTCTTCCTTGATCTCGATCTCCCAGCACAGCTCGTAGGCAGTAACCTTATCTCCGTCGTGCTCGATGTATACAAAGAAGGGATCGCGATAGGGAATCTCGATCTCATCTTCTGCAACGCAAACTTCGAAGAACTGATCTCCAAGAGCACTGTTCCGTATCGCAGCCTCGTACAGAACCGTGTGCAGTTTGTGCTTTTTCAGGAACGCCTCTAACCACGTTTCATCATCGGGAGAGGGTTTTTGATCCTTCGGGAACGTGATAGAAAGCTTCTTTCCACAGACCAGATCCGCAGAGACCTTCGCGATCAACTGCGTCTTGTTGTCAACGATGAACTCTTTGGTCGCCCACTCTTCCTGAGTGAACTCTCGTCCTGTGAGAGGATCGCGAACTGCTACCTCTCCTAGCGACTTCTGGTAATACGCTCGACCAAAGGGATCCTCGTTGATCATGTACAACGCGGTACTAGCCGTCTCTTCCGAGATAGAGTAACCGCGTTCGCAAAGCTTCTTGTACCGTTGGTAGTTCAGCTTGCGCTTTTCATGATCGGAATCTCGAGAATACATGTTGAGACACTCCTACTGTGGGTAGCGGATTCTGCTACCTTCCGGGACCTCGAAGCTTGTCCAGTAACGGCAATCCTTCTCCGGATTCACCTTCGGAAGCGAGACCAGGATGAATGGCTCCCAGATTCGCTTCACCGGCATGTACGCCTGCAGCTTTCGGCTTCCGCCGAAGAAGGTCTTGGATCTCCGATTCGCTTCGGGCGTTATCCATCCTTCTCTGCCACTCTTCTAGTGACATCTCGTCTGACATGTTTCCGTCTCCTACTTTTCCTCTTCTTCATCGATAATCGCGAGGATCCCGGTGAGCTCTGCTTCTTTCTCCTTCGCGATCTTCTTTGCCTGAACTAGCGCAGCCCGGTACCGTACATCGTCGTTCATGATCGCCTGCGCATTCATGAGTGTCATAGCGTCGTTGTACGCTGCCCACTCCGCTTCTGACTTTGGTAGTGGTCCGTTCATCACTTCTTCTCCTTCGGTTTGAGCGCTCCCTGCTTCTTTCCTCCGGCTGACTTCACGCCGATGTCTTCCTTGTACGGATACACCGGAGCGGGATCCGATGCTCTTCCGATTCCTGTATCCTGCATCTGGATACGCTCGTTCCGAAGCACTCCGTCGTTCTGCGAGCCATCCTTGATCTCTCCGGTATGAACAACCCGAGGCTTTCCTTCCGGAACTTCGGGATCACCACCAGAGAACTTTCCAACGCCTACCATATCTCTATCCTCCTATACAACTGGATGATCCTCCGTAAATTGGTCGTTTCTGCTACGAAGATCAGCAAGGTTACTATCCACGGCCCACTCGATATGAAACGTAATCTCTTCTCCTTGATGATGAGCATCCGGATTCGCGACAGCATAGTGAAGAGAGATCCTCGTTGCACCGAACTGAGTAGCAAGATACTTTATCATCCGCTGAGCAAGTTCAGCGTGTTCTTGTTTTACATCATTCGCGATGAACATGCTCTTCCTTCCGAGAGAACGCGATCAGTTCTCTCTCCAGAGCTCGAGTGGCTTCGATCAGAGTCTCGTTGTTTCGGATAGCATCCCAGATACGATGGATACCTTTACGCGCTTGCGACTTCACCGCGTTTCGCAGCGAGCTTTGCGAGATGTCTTTCTCGTTTTTCTTGTTCACGCCGTTTGTTCCTCTCCAGACGGTTCGTCATCCGATACCGATCACACTTCCGTCTGTTGGTACCGATCTTTCGACCAGCCTTCTGTTTCTGATTCTGCTCCATCTCTACTCCTCAAACGTTAGAGAGTCAAGAAACTCTCGTGCCTTATCACCGGTAGTCTGCAGCACGAAGTCGATGAAGGAACACAGTGAGTTGATCACAGTAACTCCGTTTGGATAGTTCGCTCTTTCCTGATCTTTCACGAGCATCCTCAACAACTTCTTCACGTGTTCGTAGCCGTCTCTAAGATGTGTCACCTCAGTACGAACTGCATCCCTTTCGTGACTCACCTGAATAACCACGTGAGTCATCTCTCGGATGTAACCCCTCTCTACTTCTTTCCAGTACTCAAAGTCGTCTTTCGTAACGGTAATTTCGTTCATGAAAGAATTACCGCATTCCTACTCGAAGAGTTGACATCGTTCTGCCTCCAGGAGGACCAGTACGACGTGCTCGAGACTCTCCCAGCACCGGTTTTTGCATGATACTCTTCCGATGCGTGAACCACAACACACCGTAACCTACTGCATCAGCTCCGTGAGACGCCCAATCATGTTCGGGCTGTTCTCTGTTCATTCCGTCTGGTGTCTGAGTCCAGCGATAGTTCACCAACCGTTCCCAGACATTCACACATCTCTCAGAAACGATGAACTTGTTCCGTTGAGGATCCATCAACTTCTTCGCTGCGATAATACGATCTAGAACTCGATATCCTGTTAACGGAGTGAATCGCATATTTCGAAAGCGACGATCGGTTACTCTACCTGTCGTAGGATCACGACCAAACTCAGCAGCTCTCAGAAACTGATCTCGCACAGAAGCCTTCGAAGTGATACTGCGTTGAGTAGTATCTGGACCACCTACGTTGATCAACTCTGCGTAACCGTATTGTCGTGACCTCTGTAAAAACCCTAAGAACATCTTCCTTCTTTCAATAGGAAGATAGGGTAGCTCCTTCGGTTCGGATCCACACACCAACGAGATGTAGAAGCGAATCTCCTCATCGGTACCTACAGCCTCATCTACGATTCCGATGTTACCTTGATTATCTTGCTGCATCACAACAGCGAAGGTCTCATCTGAAACACCCAAGTCCCACGCGATAATCGAGTTATGCTTCCACTCCGGATTGAAGTCGAGAGGCTTCAGATGTACGGTCTTGATCAGCTTATCGTAGACACGACCTTCTACAGAGGTCTCGTAGTTTATGTCGACCTCTTGGCCAAGTTCGGTAGGAGTAAGCTGTGACTTCATCCTCTCGTACCACGGAGAGGTAGGCACACCCTCTATCCACTGAAGTCCAGCGGCTTTCTCTGGATGAGCTGTCCAGTGTAACGTGTGAATCTGGAATCCAGCGTTCGGATCGAATCTCAACCTAGCGAACACATTACCCTTACCACGAACGGTAGAGTTCAGACACTGACACTTCACGGCTTGCTGAAACGCAGGATAGATCGTCTCACTCTTCGGAGTGCTGGCGGTTTCGTCCCAAAGGCCGATCTTATACGTACCACCTCTTCCTGCGTTCGGATTCGTAGACTCACCGACTAGGTACGCACCCGTCTGTCTGTTCGTAATCAGCAGAGACTTGATTCGCAGCAGACCGTGGTACTCTTTCTTCTCGATCCGCTCGTACATGAACCGGAGTTTTCCGAAGAGCGAGTTCGGTGACGATTCGATTCCACCATCATCTACCAGATCCTCTTTGTAGCTCATCGAGAAGCCGGAAAAGGAAGGATCGTGCAGAAGTCCCCAGAGGAAGAACGCCATGTACAACCAGCTGATCCCCATCTGTCTGGACTTCTCGTCTATGATGTCTTTCTGAGCCCGATAGGCAGCATAGAGATCCTGCACAAACTTCTTCTGGTAGTCGTAAAGCGTGAACGGTATCGTCGAGGGTTCTCGGTCTGGGTTGAAGATCTTCAACTCGTTCTCGATGAACGCGACCGGATCGTTAACGTAGCGTTGATGCTGTAACTCTAACGAAACTCTACTGAGCGACTGTTTCTGCTGCTCCTCGTTCTTCGCGCGATCCGCTTCCAGAGCTGATAATCGATCGCGGTCGTTTGATCGAACCATCTGGTTGGACAATTCCGTATGGACCGAGGTCAATATGTATGTTATAGGATCGTGCAATATTCGAGGCGTACTCATACGCATCCTCTCTCGTCTCAATACTCCGAGACGTCACTGTTATCTTATCATCGTACTTCCCGAAGAACCGAAGCACCTTATCGATCGCCCCGAGAGAGTCGACGTCTTTCCCGTGCATCAAGATCTCTTGCAATCTCGTCGGAATCAGACTCACGAGAGTATGCAGTCCTTCTTCCAGCAGCTCGTCGCGTTTGGATCTCTGGAACTCCATCTCTTCCTGAAACACTCTCTTCTTCGTCCAGAAGTAGACTGTGTTCGGATCCACCTCAAACCGTCGAGCTACGTCAGCTTGGCTTACTCCGCCAACAAGTAGCCGAACAGCTATCTTCTGCTGTTCCGTGAGCTTCATTTGCCTTTCTCCATCTATTTCTACCTATCGAAACATGAGAAAACCCGAGATCTTCCTCGGTCTTTCTCTGACTTTCTTACACTATCTAAGCAGATTTTTCAGAGAAATCAGGGCTTTCCTGACGCTTTCTTTTAATGGTTTCCTTTTGTGCTGTAACTCGCTTTCAGCTAATGGTTTCCTTTCGTTGAATGACGCACTCGTTGTCAATGGTTTTCTTTCTATCCTTAGCTCGCTCACATCGTATGATTTCCTTGAGACGAATAGCTCGCTTAGATGCGATGGTTTCCTTTCTCTCTCTAGCTCGCTTCTCAACTATGATTTCCTTCTTAAACTTAGCGCGCACGTGCTGGCTGGTTGTCTTCTCTTTTTTAGCTCGCTTATGCACGTTAGTTTCCTTCCACGGGTTAGCTCGCTCATGTAATATGGATTCCTTACAGTATCTAACTCGCTCGACACCTGTGGATTTCTTGAGTCTTAAAACACCCAACCTCTCGTCCTAGGATCTACCATCGGACCCTCGTGTCCGAGTTGTGCTATCGCATACGGAGGATCAGTTGGAAGACCCAGAATTGTTCGTCCTACAAACCAGTAGTCCGCGAGGTATGCCTTCATCATCTTTCGTAGGGCTGCTAGATGTCGGTGAATCGGCATCGTGTCCTGCCATCGGATTTCAACGACCTTCCCATCTCCTCTCCGTCGTTCTCTCGTAATCTTCTCGCTCTTTTCCAACCGACTCTTGTAGTCATAGTACACTTGAGAGTACGAAGACTTGCACTTTATGAAGCAGCAACCGAGGTTGTACAGTGCAGTTCTCAACCCCTGATTACCTCCGCCCGCTTTACCTTTCTGATACCGATCTATCGACGAGGTGTCGTATCCGACGTACTTCCACAAACTGGAAGCGTGCTCAGCTTTCGTAAGATCGATATCAGTCAGCAACTCCGCTGCTGAAATAGGTCCTACTCCTCTCACAGATCGAATCGCGGAAATGAAGGGATCGTCACCAGAACCGTTAAACCACTTTTCCACAGCTCGACAACGAGTTGCCTCTGCGAAAGCGATCTGATCACTCATCCCCGTGAACAACTGCTCATCATCCGGTTCTAGATGATCAACTCCGCGTTCAACGGCCATACGCTGATTGTTAATCTTCAATCGCAACTTCTGCGCCTGCCGATACGAGTCCATCACCCGTTTCAGCTCGGCAAGTTTTTCCACGCGAACACGAAGGATACCGTGCTTCTTGAAGTGACATTCTGGACAGCGAAGATCGTAGTTTTCCCTCTCGTACGAACCGCCGTCCTTCCTCTGAAGAAACCGGTGCGTGTCGCTCAAAAAAAACTGATCTCCTAACGGCTTTCCGCAGTCGACGCAGACTCCTCCTTGTTCCTCAAACGCGATCCGCTTCAGGTTCTCTTTGGCCATCTCTCGACCTCCTATCTCTTGACGTTTCTGTCAACCGATCAACGATCGGATACTCACTTCAACGAGATCCTCAACTCGGTGATCGCCTTCTGATACTCTCCGAGAAGTAGCAGTTTTCCTACATCTTTAATCAGCTTCCGCTGTTCCTGGATTAGCTCCGTTGCATCCCGAAGACAACTCTCCTCACTGTTCGTCGCAATAGCTAACTCGGTGTATTCAGGATAGACCGCCTCTAGAAACTTCCTCACCGTTTCTGGTGATGCCTTCTTCTTCACGTTCTCTCTCCTCTCGATCGTGCTGCTGCTTCTCGAACTCGCTTTTCAGCCAGATGAATAGAAGAATCTCCGCGATAACCATCAGAAAGAGGATCATTACGAAGACACCTTCAACGTTCATCTCTCCTCCGAATTCTCTTCTTTCTTTATCGCAACTTTCCTTACAAGACTACTCTAACGCCGACCTAGAGCAGAAGTAAAATCATATTCGTGAATACCCGCTAGTTCCTTCCTTTTTTGTAGCGCCTTCTTACAACACTCGCACAACTCCACAACTACTAACTCCCCTCTAAAACTGATCAGAGCTTTATTCATCTCGCCGCAATTGCTACACCTTATCTCTTCCTCTATCAGTTTTTCCATTCTGCTCTCTCATCCTACTCTTCCTCGGTTCATCGAAAGAGTTTTCAGCACCTTTTCTGCTCTCTTCCACCAATCCGGACTCTCATCCGTAATAATTCTCGCCAGCAACTCATACCGAAGTGGTACCGT